GCCTTCACTGCGGCGCGCCGTGCCGACAAATACACCTCGTACATCTCATCAGGGTGATAACCTGGAAGATTCTTATGCTCCCAATCCGGCACGATGCGACAGTTGCACGCGTCATGGAACTCATGACCCGCGCCACCGGCCAGATCCTTCGAGTGATACACCCACCCGCGCGAAGCCAGCATGCAACAGAACGCGCAGGTTTTTCCAACCGGGACGCGCGCAAACCGAGGGGCAGAAGGGTCCAAATCCGCAGCCCGAAGGATCGTACGCCTCGGACCCGTCTGAATCTCCCTACCAAGAGCCCCGGCCACAACACGGATAGCCTTAGCCGGGTCCTGCCCACCAATGCCAGCCGCATACCGGCTCAAACGGTCAATACGCTCCGCCTGACCAGCAGGCACAATAGCCTCGGGCGCGTAGGCCCTCTTGAAAGAAGGCCGCAGCTCCTCATACCAGTCAAGGCTCCCCTGCGTCAGTGCCGACCCATACGTATCCACAATCTCACTGAGGACTTGCTTCATCTCCTCACGAGCCAGAGCCACATCATCGAAGTTCAATTCCCTGAACAGGACCGCCAGCTGGTCCTCTGAGCCTTTCAGCACGGCGTCGACCATCTTGTCGTAGACCTCGACCTCTTTCAGTGACGTCATGGCTACTCACCGGCCGCCCCGCGCAGAATCGCATCCAGGTTATCCCTGCCGCGCTGCTGCTCGGACTGGGCACGGATCCGCATGATCTGCTGACGCGTGTAGCCCAGCTCCTCCAAGGCCACGTCCGTCCTACCCAGTTCGGGGATTGCCTGAATCTGCTTGATCATGGCGTCGGACTGGGAGACAATCGACGGGCGTGCAGGGTTACGCCAGTGCGTAGAAATACGCGCCGCATCATCAGGCAGGAGGCCGTCACGCAACTGGATGATGTTCCTGTACACGCGGTTCAAGGCGTAGGAGTTCGCGTCATTGAAATCCGAGGCCTCTGTCACCAGCTCCTCCCTCGCCGCGTAGATCGCGTCCGCGCTAGACGGGTTGTCCTGGACAATACCCAGCGACCCCACCGGGAGAGACAGCGCACCAGCCATCTCCTGTGCCAGCTCACGAAGCTGATCCACGTACGGCTGCATGGACTGCTGAGGCAGCACATCCACCTCAGGCAGCTCACCCTCCTCATCACGGCTGATGCCCTTGACCGACCCGAGGCGCCAACTCCACGAGGACTTAATCTGACTGAACGTCGCTTCGTCCACACCACGCAGCAGCAGACCGGGCGCCGTGAAAAGTTCTGACGACACATCCATGCGCATCGACGCGCGCACAGCACGGTCCACGATAGACAGCACGCCATCGGTCAACCTCGACCTACCCAGCGGACGGTCGAGAGTGCCCCGGTACACGAGGGCTTCCATGGGCGTGCGCCCAAGATTATGCTCCACGTGGCCTGTCACGTACCAGCCATTGGAGCCAAACAAGGCCATACTCACCATCACGGTGGGAGTCAGCATGATCAGCTCGGTCGGCCTACCCAGATAGTCCACGTCGTTAATCAGCAGACCAGCCTTGATGCCACGTCGACGTCGATCCCACAACGCAGATGCGGTCATAGCCGAGTACGGCAGGACGAGGACAGGCGGGTCACCGGCGCTCACGTCACCGGGCAAGGTCACCAGGAACGACACGCCGTGCGTCGCCGCACTCGAAATAGCGTGCCCGATCTCAGTAGCAAAACGGTTCTCATCAAGAATCGAGGCCAGCCCGTAGGGGTCCTCCGACCCGTCGGGGGCTACCACACCATCCCAGTGACACCTCGACGTCAGCGAGAAGACGGCCTTCTCCGGCCACGTAGACACGATACGAAGATCACGCGCGATCTCACGGGGCAGTGAGATATTCAGGCTGTCAACGAACACCTTACAGTCCAAGTACGCTTGCCGGCGCATGTTAGACGGGTAGCGGGCCTGCCATGTGCCCACCAGTTCATTCAAGCCAGCCTGTAGTGCATCAGACAGCCCGACTACGACAGGTGGGCTAAACATACCTGGCCCTGCGCCGGTAATCAGACGAGTATCAACATTCATAGTCACGCTAAAGCCTCCTGACTCTTGTTTGGTCGGCGACGCGACGTGCGTGCCATCCACAATGCAACGCTCACAGCCTCCAATGGTACTTCGTCGCCCTCCTGCCCGGTTGAGTGCCAACCCCACACACCGTCGGCGCCGCGAATCTTCTTATCGGATACTGCCACAGACGCATCTAGAGGATCAGTGTCTGCGTCATGCCCACCAGGGTGTGTCACAGTATGGGCTTGGACGGCGTTGAGGAATCCACTGCACGCGGTGAAGTACTCCCTGGTGTCAACAACGTGCAGGTAGCCCTTCGGGACTTTCATGGCGCGCAGATCCTGCTCCAATGCTAGCCCACCTGACCTGCCTGACACGCCCACTGCGCTGTAGCGTGTGCGGCGTTCATATAGCCAGTCCGCGAGCGCACTACTAGTCATGGTGCCCGTGTTGACGTCGATGAGTTCCACGTGCGCACGCCCTGTCTTACGGTCATACAGGCATCCCGCCACGGCCGTGCGCGTGCCATCCTTGGAGAAGGCGACGCCCAGCGCGCGCGTCACACCTTGGCCAGTCAGCTCCTCGGGCAGCTGTGTCACACCGGTGGCTTCCCAGTCGGGGGCGCTGATCAGGCGGCGTGTGGCGTCAATGGATGCCCACCAGCCGAGGCGCTCGCGGGCGAACCCGTCGTCGGAGAAGCTTTTACGTTCGCCTTCGAGGACACGCATCTTCAGCCTGCCCGAGAGCATGGCGGGGTTGGTGCGCACCCATAGATCCCGGTCATTCAGATCAATGTCTGTCAGGGACTTCGGCAGTGCCGGCGGGGACCATTCGTCCCAGCACGTGTACAGGGATTCTCCTGAGAGCGCGTCACGGCGCTTGCGGGAGAAGACTTCGCCGTTTGCTGTGGGGCCGGGGGGTGTGCCGGTGTAGATCCACTGAGGGTTGCCGAGAGGGGCGGAACTCGTGGTGGATAGGAGGGCTTCCAGGGCTTCATCGCCGAGCTCCTGTGCTTCATCCAGGATGAGGACATCGACGGTGAAGCCTCGGCCTGAGCCTTTGGAGCGTGCGGCGATTTCGATGCTGCCGCCGTTTTTGAGGTAGATGGCTTCTTGGCCGTTGACGTTGCGGATGTTGGCGACGAGGGCGTTGAGGTCGGGGAATTTCGCGGCAGGGTCGTTTGCGCATTCTCCGAAGAAGTACTTGAGCCGGCGGAAGTGCTTCTGTGCGGTTTTGACTTCGTGGGCGGTGTGGAGGATCTTCTCTCCCCTACCGATGGTGCCGAAGAGTTCTCGGATTTCGATGATGACGTTTTTGCCGTTTTGGCGTGGGACGGTGAGCCCGCAGGTCATGTTGGCCCACCCGTCGCCTCCTACTGCGAGCCAGTGGCCTAGGACGTGTTCCTGCCATGGGTCGGCGTCGAGGCCGTAGGCTGCTGCGAATGCTACGGCGAGATCCCCCAACGACTCGGTCGCGGGGGATGACACTGACACGCAGGGCTGTTGTGAGGCTTTAAGAGGCGCTGATGTCACGCTTGCGTAGCCTTGCCTGAAAGATGGCGACTGCACTGGTGCCTTCTTCTTCCTCGTTGGTGTTCTCGCTTGTGGCCGCCTGCTTTTCGAGTTCGGCTAGTTCCTTGGAGAGGCGGTTGGCGGTGTTGAGGAGGGGTGCGATCTTGTTGGGGTCTGCGCCTTCAATGGCCTGCCATGCCTTGTTGAGGAGCTGGCGGACTTCTTCTTCTCGTGTCATTCTTGTTCTCCTACCGTGGTGATGTTGGTGATACCTGACTGGTTGAGGCATGTTTTCATGAGGTCGGTGACTTCTACGCCGTCTGCTACGTATGCGCGCACGGAGCCGTCGATGGCTCGGTTGCGGTTGACGGCTGTGATTTGCCTAGGGGTGCGTAGGTAGACGCGCGTACATCTCTTGGGGTCTTCGATGTATTCTGCGCGGTGGAGGCTGTGTGTACGGTATAGGCGGCTGTACTTGCCGACGTAGGGTTGGAAGGCGGCGCGTAGTGTGCGTCGGTCAGGGTAGATGACGACGCTGTGTTCTCCGTCTGGTGTGTCGTCGAGGATGTCGAGTATGTTCATGGTTCGATTATACCCTGCTAGCGCTATGCTGGTTGAGTATTGTTCTGTGTGTTGTGGATAAAGGAATGCCCCCTACCTCAAGACCAGTTGGTAGGGGGCGGGGTCACCTAAAGGAAAGGCAAAAAAGGTGGCCCCTGAGTTCATCCTCAAGCACTAGTATACATGAGGACTCACAGCAATTCAGAGTTAAGGCTATGATCTGCCTCACACGGGAGGGAGTCAAGGAACTCCTGAATCTGCCCACCCTCAAGAAGGCTCACACGGCTTGCACCAACCTTATCCAAAGCAGCCTTCACATCAGCCGCACGACCGGTGTTGATCAGCGCAGCAGCACGATCCAAAGCAACGACCGCCAGCTCAGGCTCAGACTCTTCAACCGGAGGCAGCGCAGGCTTAGGCTCAGGCTCCTCAACCAGCTCAGGCTCAGGCACCTCTTCCACACGCGAGAAGAAACGCTGCTGCCCAAAGACATGGAAACGCGCCCGCTTCGCCCCGGAACTCTCCCAACCAGGAACCTTCCTCAAAGCCTCACCAATCTCCAAGCTCTCCACACGAGACATCTTCCCACGAGTATTGCCAAGCAGAACCGACCAAATCTCAATCGAACACACGCGCTCAATCCGGCGAGTACCCTTCGCCAAACCAGACTCATAAAGACGAAGATGGTCAATGCGCTCATTCACACTCATCCTCTCCCAATTATCAGGGACAGGCATATCAAGGTAATTCTGAATGCGACCAACCAAAGGGTCTTCCTCAGTCGCTGCCTCACGCACACTCTTAGCAACAGCCTCTTCCTCATCAGACAAGTACAGGTCCGGATTGCTCCTCACACCGTACTTAGCGCGGCTCTCCTTCCAGATGTGCACAGCTTCCGCCCACACCTGATCCACGTACTCATCCGTGAACGCATCAATCTTCTTCGTCACTTCCACAACAAGGAAACGCCTATTCCCCTCTTGCGCGCGCAAGAAAACAACGCTGTTGGTCGTACCCCAAATCACCTGACGACGAGGCAACTCCACCGTCTCACGCGCATACGGCAAACGCACATTATCATGGGTGAGCGTAATGAACTGCTTCAAAGCATCAGCGTCAGCCTTCTTCATAGCGACACCCTCATCCGAAATAGTGATCCACGACTTCGACATATGCATAACCGTGTCCCGCAGCGCGCTGCCTTCAATAGAGCCAAGCTGAGTATGCCAACCCCGGGACATCGTTTCGATAAACCGCGTCTTACCGAGGCCCTCGCCACCAGAAAGAATCAAGCAGTTATCCACCTTGACACCAGGGTTCAGGACACGCGCTACAGCCTGAACTGCAACCAACCGGGCCACGCGCTGAGTATACGCATTCTGCTCACCAGGAAGCCACGTCTCAATACGAGACACACCATCCCACTGAAGACCCTCCAGATACTCCTCGACAGGGTGGAAGGCATTCTTCTGCCCCACTTTGTTGATAGCACCGTTGAGGCGCCTCTCAGAGGGGTAGCGCATGTTGTAAGTGCACTCAAGGTGATCACTAATTTCTTCACGATCAGCTTCAGTGAGCTGATCATTCTTACCAGGGGTTACCTTACGCCACGGGAAATCATGGCGCGTCACAGTCGCAAGGCTCATGGTGTTGTACGCCAGCCCGCTCAGCACAGGGTCATGCTCTGAAAGGAGACGCCAGTTGTAGCCGTCATCCAGGGTCTTACCTGTCTTGGGGTGAACGTGCAGCTTCGACACCCAATCAGGTGTATCCGTCGGCTCACCCTTACCGAGGCGGTCGATATTCAAACCCATCATTTCCTTCTTGACGGCAGGCAACTCTGTGAACTCTTGCATGGCCTTCTGGATGGACGGGCGATCCTTAGGGGCAGTATTCAGGGGCGTGCCAGCCTCCTCATCCAAATCCTGGAACTTGTGCATGGCCACAAGGTCGAACATGCACAATGCACGCCCGCCAGCGGGGTCTGAGGCGTGGTTGGAGTACACGTACCCATCAGGGTACACGCACACGCCCCCACTGCTCTCAGCTTTGGTGTAGTGCCAGCGGTTCTCGCCCACCTGCTCGTAGGGCAGATTGAACTCTTCTACGGCGCGGCTCATGTCGTAGAGGCGGTTGAATGAGCCTATCACACCGGGGAGCTCGTACGGGTCGCACTTAGGGCCGCGCTTGTGTTCAGGTGTGGCACTGAACCCACCGAAGCGCTCCAGGAGCCCTTGTGCGGTCGCCGACTCGCCGTCGTAGGAGTACACCTCGTACTGGTCGGGGTTGGCGGCAGAAGGGCCGTACATGATGCGCTTGGGCTGGTCGCAGGTTGTGTCGAACTGTTCCTTGCCGAGTGCTTCCATGAGGCCGCGTGCCGCCCGGGGGTATTCCTCTTCGGTGAGTCCCGGCCCCATGAGGGGGATGATGACGCGGTAGCGGGGGTTGTCTGTGGTGTGGCTGTAGGTGGAGTGCACGAGGGCAGTCAGGCCCAACCCTTCCACGCGCGCAGGGAGGTCAGGCTCAGCATTGTCGGCGTCGAGGGTGACCATGCTCCGGTATTCCACCCGGCTGTCTTTGCGGCTTGTGCTGGTTGCCTTGCCTGCCATGTACGCGCCGCAGTCTTTTTCGGTGGCGGGCTCTTGTGCGCCTTCGACGAACTCCTCCCAGGTGATGGTGGCGGGGAACCACTGCTTGGAAGTGCGGGACTGGATAATTGTCAGCTCAATGTTCATGCGGGAAAAACCCATCCTCGTTGTGTAGAAGCCCCTCTCTTGTTGGTGGGCTTCTTTGGTCTGCGTATCTAGTGTACTACAAATATAGCCGTTGTGTGGGGGGTGTGGTGCGTGTTCATCATTCATGCCAGGTTCTAGTGACCGGCGTCACTAAGAGAGGGTTTCTGCCCTGATGTCCCGTCCACAAGTGGGACATCGTTGTCACGGCATGAGACAAGGGTTTTTCCTTGGGATATCAACGAAAAAACCCCTTTGTCAGAGTGTCAGGGGGACAAATAAGACATAAAGTTCCTATGCTTTTTATATTCTGTTTTTTTCTTCTGGATAACATGTTATAGAGGGTTTCTTTTTTAGTAGAAGTCTATAAGGAAAAGTATGTCCCATTTGTCCCACTACCCCGAGAAACCGTTGGGATACCAACAAAAAGTCTGAGACAAAGCCAGGGACAACCATGTCCCATGCACCCCATGCCTCAGGTTTTTGGGCACACACACCCCTGGTTGGGAGACACTCCAGGTAGGAGAGCAGGAACTCACCCAATGGCTCTATACGACGATCTGAGAGCCTTTCAGACGTCGAGAGTACCTGGGTAGCTCTCCCCCACTGTTCGGGCTTCTACGGGCCATACAGAGGCCTTCCTGAGCGTGATACCGAAACAGCACGCCCACACCGCCTCACCAAAAAACCCCCTGCCTTGCGCGGCAGAGGTTGGAGCATAAGAAACAAAAAAAACCCCCTGTCCTAGGACAGGAGGGATAAGTTAAAACCCTGTCGTCAGTGACAGAGGGATAGACCCAGACTAAAAAACTCTCCCGGGGGGATATCCCGCTAGGCCTCTGGGGTACTCTTTGTAGAGGTGGGGGGATATGGTCCCCCTACCTCTGTTGTTGCTTCTAGTGTACCACATGGTTACCAGTTGAGGCCGCCTATGGTGTGGCAGCGTGTTGTGGTAGTGGTCACGTTGTTCCATCCGATGGGTTTGTCTCCTCGTGATTGGTTGCATTTGCGGCAGGTGACGCGTGCGTTGGTGATGGTGTCTGTCCCACCTTGTGCGTAGGGTGTGATGTGGTCTGGTTCGGGGCTGGTTGGTTGGAGTGTGGTGCCCCATGCGAGGGTGCATCCGCAGTCGGGGCAGTTGGTTTGTCCGGCTGCGCGCGCGAGGTGGAGGACTCGTGTGCGCCATTTCTTGTGGCGGGTGGTTCCGGTTCGTGATGCGGTCATGGTTGGTAGTGTAGCGCGGGTGTGTGTCAAAAGTTGGTGAGACGGGTGATACCGTGTTTAAGATAGTTCCCCATATGTCTTCCAGAACTAAATTTCTGATAGTTTTCAGTTCTATTCAATCCTACGACTATTCTTGAAAAAAGGAGTATCAGTGGTATCAGTTGGGACTTTTCGTTGGGATTGCAACGAAAAACCTGATACCGGTTGAGGGTATCGTTGAGTATCTGATACTCGTTTTTTGGGGTGATCCGCGTTGGGGCTTGTATGAACTGATTTTAGTTCTGTTAGTTCTCAGGCGCTGATGTGCTTCGAAATGCTGGGGTGATACCCAAACGAGTATCACCTCCTGGGCCGGGTGTAAAGCTGCTCAAGTGTTTGCGGATGGAGGGGAGGACTTCGCTAGTGACCCAACGCTTGAACGCCTTGGCTTCAGGCTTGTCGGATCGAATGATGACTTCGTAGAGCCCCACCTCATTGATGGCCGTGCCCGGTGGACGCCCTTCATGTCTTCATCGAGGCGGGCGGAAACATTCCTAGTGTTGGTGATTGCAAGAGCATTACACGCGTCTTTGAGGACAAAGAGAGGTTCTCCTTGTTCGTCGGTTATGACGCGATGTCGTTGCCGGGGTGGTTGAAGATGGGGGTGTCGTTCATTAGCTGTTCTCCTTCGTAGAGTCGGTGGTGAATAAAAGGGGGGGGCCGGGAATGGGCACCTGGATTTGCGAAGCAGGTGTCCAGATTGCTTGACGCATTTATGGTTTTCTGCAAAATCCTGCGGAAGATTCCCTTACACACCCCTCATTCTCAATCGAGGTGTCTAAAAGAGGTTGACAAGCAAATGAAAAGGGTATGCTTTGAGTGAGTGGGGTCTTTTAGTGCTGGTGGGGCGGCCATGCCGTGTGTGCGCCCCGACACACGGGCCTGTTCGTGTTGACGTGGCGGCCAGAGTGTGCCTATAATAAGAGCGCAAAGGATTGAGACCCCTTTGTGGTGAGATTGAGATGATGACTACCCCCCCAGCCCTGGTGCTGGGGGGTTAGTTTATGGTAGAATGGTCTCACCAGTATTGACTAGAAAGGTATACCGTTATGATCATCTCCGTCTCGGCAAAGCCCTGCATCAGCGAACCCCTAATGCTGGAATGCGGGCTCACCACCGACCAGTTCATGGACATCTTCAAGCCCGAGAACGTGAAGCAGCAGGCCACCAAAGACGGCCGCAACTACATCGCAGGCCGGCTCCTCGACTATTCGAAGCCCCGCGGCAAGGGGAATGTGGTCGACCGCTGCGCTGTCGTCCTCGACTGCGACGACGCCGACAAGGCCGGTATCGACAAGCTAGTGGAGGCCGTGAAGGCCCTCGGCGTGCGCAGCGTCGTCCACAGTACCTACTCCTCAACCCCCGACAAGCCGCGCGTGCGTGTCGTCATCCCGTTGAAGAATGCGGTGACGGTGGGAGACTACACGGCCCTGTGTGAAGCCCTCATGAGCCGCCTGAACATGGTGAAGTGGGATGAGACCTGCGCGCAGGCAGAACGCGCCATGTATATGCCCGCCAAGCCTGAAGGCGGCGAGTACTGGGCTAAAGAAATGGGAGGCCCTCTCATGGATGGATTGGAATGGATGAAGACACGCGAGCCGAAGGCGCGCAAGGCGCGCACCAGTAAAGGCAACGTCGCCAAGCGAGACAGGCGCCGCAAGCCTGAGAACGACCCCGGCATCCAGGGCGCCTTCAACCGCGTCTACACCATCGAAGACGCCATTGAAGAATTCGACCTCCCCTACGACCCCTGCCGAGAAAACCGTTGGACCTACTATGAGTCCCACGCCGAAGGTGGGCTGCGCCTCGTCGAAGGCCGTGAGGACCTGTGCATCAGCGAGCATGCCAACACTGACCCCGCATGCTTCGTCGACGGCAACGGTAGTGTGCGCGCCCTCTCCGCATTCGAACTGTGCGCCGTCCACCTCTACGGTGAAGACGACGACACCAGCCTGCCGCCGCGTGAGCGCGCATCCATGCTGAAGATGGCCAAGCATGCGGCTGAGGACGAGGCTGTGCGGGCAGAGTTAGGGGCCCCTGAAGGAGTTGCCAACGTCGATGTTGCGTGGCTGCGCGAAGCGGCTCACCGCACGCGTGTTGTAGCGATGCACGTGGCCAATGAGGTGCGTGATCGCCTCGCGTATGTGAAGGGCTTCGGGTGGATGGCGTACGCCCCTGAGGAGGGGGTCTGGGAGCCTATCGACGAGGGTGGGGCAGTTAACCGCGTCAATATGGTCGCAGAAGCGTGGGAACAGGCCGCAATGGTGGTAGGCGACGAGACTGTGGTGAAGAAGGTGCGACCCTTCTGCGGGACTCATGGCGGACGCAGTATCCTCGTGCACCTCCAAGAGATGGTGACGCACGACGCTGATGATTTCGACGCCGATCTCGACCTGCTGTGCGTTAAGAATGGTGTCGTCGATCTGCGTACTAGCAAGCTCATGCCCCATGATCCTAAGTATCTGATGATGAAACGGTCGAGAGTCAACTATGTGCCCGGTGCGACGCGCCCGGCATGGGGTAAGGCTCTGGAAGCTCTCAGTGTTGATCAGCAGGTTTGGCTGCAGTATTGGGTTGGCTGTGCCCTCACTGGCTACCAGCCTGATGATCGCGGTGCGGCGGTGCCGTTCCTTGTTGGTAGTGGCTCTAATGGTAAGTCTGTGATCATGACTGCCCTTGCTAGGGTTTTTGGTGATTACGGGCATGTGGGTAGTCATGACCTGTTGATGCCTAATGGTGGTAAGGATCTATTGCGGGCGTGCGCTCCTTTGAAGGGTGTTCGACTGTGCATTATGGAGGAGGCCCCGGATAAGGTGATCTATGGTAATGCTCTTAAGCAGTTGGCGGCGACGCCTACCATGAAGGGTGAGTATAAGTTCAAGAGTGAGTTTACGTTTACCACTACTCATTCGCTCATGGTGAGTACGAATAATAAGCTGCGTGTCGATGAGGGTACAACTGCTGTGGAGCGTCGCCTCGCTATTCTCTCGTTCGATTACGAGTATGGTGAGTATGAGGATGAGAAGAATAAGAAGAGGCTTGCTGACCCTAACCTTTTGCGTGAGCTAGAGACTCCTGAGGCTCAGGAGGCGACTCTCGCGTGGGGTATTGAGGGTGCGAAGATGTACTTTGCTGCTGGCCAGCATGTGCAGGCTCCTACGGAGGCGATGCGGGCTGCGAAGGATGAGTGGCTGGGGTCTGCTGATGTGCTAACGTCTTTCTTTAATGAGATGCTGATCGAGGATTCTGAGGCTATGATCCCGTGGACTCACTTGTGTGCAGCGTTCGCTGACTGGCAGGATAAGGAGAGGGGGAGGGCGTGGAATAATGCCACGCTTAAGGGCCGTGTGTCGATGCATCGCCTGTTCTCTCAGTTTAAGTTCGGTAAGATTCGTACGACTGGTATGAGCTTGTACTGTGATGGGTTCGGTAACGGCCCTAAGGCTCCGAAGGGCTCGCAGGTGTCTGGTGTGCGTGGCTTGCGTTTCCGTACGGATGCTGATGGTGAGGCTGAGGCGTTTGAGGGCGAGTATGTTGAGCCGGAGCCGGAGGTTGTTGTGCCTGCTCCTGCCCCGGTTGTCGTTGAGTTGGAGCCTGAGGCGCTGATCCCCGCCGAGGATATCCCTGCGCCTGTAGTGCACAGTGTTCCCGAAAAGGAAGAGGTGGAACGACAGGGTCTTATTGAAGAGATCGAGGGGTTGGTGGCCTTTGTGCATGCCCTCCCTGGTGGTGTCGAAGAAGTGAATCGCCTCGTAGAAGAAACTGGATACCGCGGTCCCTGTGAGCCCCTCGGGAAACTCCGAGCGTTCAAGATTCGTCTTGAGGGTGCGCTCGTACGATTGACCATCCAGTATCGGGAAGAGATGGGTGTCCCCTTCATGGAAGACAACGTGCGTCGACAGGAGTGAGTAGAGAAGACGAGGGGGAGGGTACTCGTTCAATGAGTATCCTCCCCTTGGGAGGGGTTTTGAAAAGTCATTGGGGTGACTGCATATGTGATGTACATTATATCAATACCTGTTATACATGTTCAAGGGGTATGATATTATTAAGTCACGGGCAAGGGGGAGGGGTAAGAAAGAAACCCCCCTCTCCTACCCTCTACCAGGAAGGAACACTGAAATGATCGAATACATTGGCACTGCTGGCGTCGCACAGATAACCGGCCTCGCACACAGCACTGTCGCAGTCTACGGGTCAGAAGGCAAACTCCCTACACCCGACGCCATTATCAAGGAGAAAGGCGCAGAAACGAGAGGATGGCTGCCCGAAACAATCGAGCGCTGGCATCGCGAACGCAGGGACATCACGCGCGGTCGAAGGCCAAACGTCCGCTGGCTAGAAAACACAGAAGACAACACGATCATCATCCTCACTAAGACGATGGCCATCGAAGACCTAACCGCATGGCTCACAGGGGCCTGCGCTGACCCAGCCAACACGGCGCGAGACATCCTATCCCGCACGAGCATCGGGTACGTGAGCCACAACCTCAGCGTCCGCTCGGCAAGGCAGCTGTTCACTATCGACCCAGACCTTACGCTCCAAGACCTGCGCACCTGCGCGCACGATACGGGCGTGACCTGCGTGGACGCGACCCTTGCCCAGATCGTGACAGTCCTCGAACACACGCGCCTAGAAGAATACTGTGAGCTGACCCGCTCGTACAAACAGTAACACCAGGAAACCTTGCTCATCTCAACAACCAGAAAGAAGAGGGATAGTGAACATTAACAAGGTCCTACAACTCGTCTTCTACCTGCTGTTCCTGACCAACGTGGTAGGCCTCCTACTAGCCGTCATCACCACACACCACCCTTGTGGGTGATCCCCACAATCACTACAGCCATCATGTGTGCAGCAGCGACCAATGAGAACACACCAATCGAAAAGGAAGAAGAGAAGTGAAGAATTACCTTGCAGTCCTCGCCTACTATGCCGCTATCATCCTTGTCAGTGTCCTGCTGACTGTCATACTAGTCACACACGCCCCCTGGTGGGTGCTCATCCCCCTGGGGATGATCAGCGCGTGCGGCGCCGCATACACTGACTTCCGTCGTTTCTACGACATCAACAAGTAAGCAAGAGGCACCAACCATGGACAACAACACCAAGACAGAAACCATCCACGAGTGGGGCGCCACCACACCTGAACCCTTCCTCAACCCACCCCTGCACGCAGGCAGCATCGACATCTGCGAGAAGACTATCCACTACGTCACCGACAAGTGGGGCGAGTACAGTTGGAACTTCGAAGACATCATCACCGTCCTCGACATCACAGACACTCACACCATTGTCAGCAACGTACGGTGGATGAAGGAAGCGCAGGTAACCGAGAAATATGGAATTCTCATCAACTCTAATGCCGTGACAAGGCTTTGCCTCCTGTCGCATAACCTTGAAGCGAGGGCCTACCTGTACCGACGCACCCGCGGGGTTCAAGTCTCACCTGACGCCCCCTGGGGGCAGCCATACAACGCCAAGGATGTGGCGGTGTGCCTCGGATACGACAACCCCTCCCAGGAGATCCGGGAGCACTTCAGGCATGCGCCAAGCGAGCTTACAGTGTCCCAGGTCTATCGACTGGCCATCGACTCCACGCTCCCTGACGCCGAAGAATTTATAGAAGACCTCTTCGACTCTAGCATCACCGGGTATATCGAGGACTATAAGAAGTTCGGCCCGCGAAAGCACTGCCGCATCCCCTTCATCTACAAAGACACCATCATTCACACTCTTGTGGAAGATGATGGCGGCCTTCTCTTCAGTCTCACAGACGTCACTTGGGCGCTGGGGATCGTAGACTACGAGGAAGAGGATGCCTACCTCGGCAGGGACGCGAAGAAGGAACGCAAGGTGGGTTGGGACATGCACTACGGTGATGCGTGGGATACCGTCATCACCGAAGCCGGCCTCAACAAGCTCATCGAACAGGCTGACAGCCCTGAGGGTGAGTCGTTGAAGCGGTGGGTTGCTGCCAAGGTTAAGCCCACCCTGCGGTAAGAAGAGAAAGAGGGGCCTACCTGAGTGGATGGTGGGCCCCTCCTTCTTATCCCTTGAGCTACTAGATAATAAGAAAGTGACAAGACGATGAATGAGTCTCCTCGCCAATATTTCCTCACTCAGGCAGGCACATGGGTCGACCGCTACGGGCCCTCCTGGCGCGCCAGCTACAACCTCCCCGCTATTGCCCACAAGGCCAAGAAACTACCAGACAGCAGCCTTGACCTCATCAAACACCTTGCCCTCTACACCGGTTGGCTATGGAAGTACTACCCTGGGATCTTCACCCCCCAAGCCCCTGACCTCGTCACACCACCCGACAACCTCAGTGACCTGGAAGGCGTAGAATACGATAAGGCCGTCCTGGAAATCGTCATCAACAGGTGCGCGCGCCTCCCGCGGTGGGAAGACATTAGCGGATTCAGTGACGACGACTACTACTACACGCAGGATTTTGAGCCCATTATCCCAACCACAGACTTTAACCGCGAAGAGAGCATCCACATCTACTCTTCGATCCTTCTTCACGAAGACGAGTCCGAGCAAACACCCCTCGTGCTCGCAATACTCCTAAGTGACGCGTGGGAACTCTACCTGCGCGAGTGGGAACCCACTGCACACTAAACACGCATAAGGAAAACCCCCTACCAACCAGGTAGGGGGCTTCTCCTCTTCATGCACCAATCCGCGCCAACGCCTCACGCAGGCTCTCATGATCCACCCACGCCTGATCAATCCGAGCAGACAAATCCTCTAGGTCACGATCCTGACGCTCAGTAATACGATCCAACACCTGCCCGTGCGCGGCGAGCACCTGCCCGTGCGCATCCAGAGTCGTCTTGAGACTCTCCTGGTTGGTCTCGATCCTGCTCACAGCATCCTTAATACTCCCACCGTGGTTGGGCCGCACCTCATGGTGCACTTCAGACAGGGAGGCCTCCAACGCGTCTAAACGCTGATCAATCTTCCCCGCAATGGCTTCCAGCGCGGCCGATGTTTCAGCCTGCTCACGCTCAGCACGAGCCTTACCGACCTGCTCGCGGGCGAGCAAGGCTTCGGCTTTAGCCTTCTGGTAGCCCCACCACATGCCAGCCAAGACAGACGCCGCAGCTACTAGCGCACCGAAGCCAACCCCGTTAGCGCCAATAACCGCCACAATCCTCGCAAGGCTCACGGTTGGATATCTTCCTTCACGCCATACGCGGGCGCCTCGTACACGCCGCCCGTATGCGAGGCCGCCAAGAGCAGGGCCACTAGGCCCAACACCTTATCAGCCACATCAAGCCACGCGTGCACCTGGTCGGGCGCGGCCAGCCCATACACTGAGCCCAAACCCAGCAACGCGGCCACAACCGCATACACAGCCTTACGGCGCTCCGGCGTCAACAGCGGCCAGCGCGTACGGTCGGTCGTCAACACATGCTTTCCCATAATCTCTCTCCTCCTACACTCCCGAAGGGGTGGTCATTTATAATCACGGATGAACAACACTCGGTACCGACGCCATCAAGCCTGTAGCGCCCTTAGCGAGTGCCGTATCAGCCTGCTGCTTCGTCGTAATAATGTGCGCAATCAAAGGCTTGCCAGTCGCCTTGAGAACATCCCACACACTCTGGTCAGCGTTCCATTCCATGCCCAGCACATCAAAGGATGACAGGTCCGCACCAGCAACCTCGTTCGGGTACATCATGCACATGGTCTTATAGCCGCGCTCGCGACCACGCTGCGAGACACCACCCTTGATGAAATGCTTGACGATGACGCGACGCTTCGCACCTTCCACGCCAAGGCGAGCTTCGAGGAGGTCGAATAGGGCAGCCTCAGACTCCATGTCACCCGTGCTGCCCACCTCCTTGCTACTCGTCACCTTATGGTCGATAGCGAGCACGATGTCGTCGCCAACCTGATCGAGGACGTCAGTCAGTCGAAGGAAACCTCCGGATGCCTGCTGCAAGCTAGAGAGCACAGACCAGGGGGTGTTCCAAATCTGATAGTCCGTGCCCGGCACCGTGCGAGTGGTTACCCAGTCATGGATCAACACGAACTCACCGGTCGAGCAGCGGCGCACAGACAGCTCCAAAGCCTTAAATCCGGCCTTCAATGACTCTGTGAGGCCCTTTTGAGTGAACTCCGGGTACTCGGTACCACCAAGCCTGTGAGCCACATAGAACGCCCCACGGCCAAGGAGCTCAGCCACATAATCCCGCTCCGGAACCACCGCCGGGGAGTCCATGCGGGGGAACACCTCCACGTCACCACCCTCACGGCGGCGCAAGAATACACGCACAGCCGCATCACCACCATCACGGTGACGCACCATAAACCCAGATTTAAGCATCCAGGATCACCACCTGCACGCCAGCGCCGTTCGTGGCCTGCTCGTTCGGATAGGTGACCACCATGCTGGTAGGCTCACCCGCGCCCACCCACTTCGCGGCAAGCACCGTCTGCAGATTGCCATTATGCTGTTCAGCATAGTTCACAATCTCCCACCCAGGTGAGACAACGAGCTGGTCGCGAGTCTCAGGCTTCGACGTGCGCTCGAAGGCAAACGCAAGGCTGGTACCGAGACCACCAGCAACAACCGGTGCCGTGACCGTGGTCGATTCGACAGGCTCCTTCGTGCGATCCTTCACCCCACTAATGGCCGGTCGGCCGCCACCACGCACCGACAGGGCCACGTATCCTGCTTCCACAGGCTTCGACGTGCGCACGACGACAGACGGGTCCCACGGGCCAATAGCAAGAGTGAACCGCATCGTGCCAATGTAGTAAGGTTCGACAAGCACCGTCCACCCGGCAGGCCACGTGAACGTCTGATCACCAATCGCCTTAGTGTTGACGGCAACAACAACACGATCACCAGCCTGCCCATCCACGCCAATCTGGACCTGGTCTCCTGCGAACTGGCCAGCCACATGACCCACGACCCGCGCCGTCCTCTCACCCACAACAGGAGGCGTGACAGGCCCCGACCCCGGCGAAGGGGGAATAACATCCAGAGGCAACGCATACACGATCCCATCTGGGAGCCCCTCAGCCTCCGACACAGAAGCCACGACCTTAATCGGAGCTGCCGCAATCAGGTGCCCCTGCGCATCCATCAGGCCAGTCGCCCCACCGGGTGGCGCAGGCAACGGGGCCGCATCCACAATATCTGCAAGAGTCACGCTTTGACCGTCCACCAGCGTCACCTCCCTGTCAGCGAGCTGCTTCACCGGCGTAAACACTAGTATCCGATACTTCCCCGCGCGCAAGAGAGCCAAGACAGGCTCAGTCGATTCCGACACGACACTACCCGCGACGACAACATTCCCCTCCGGCGTCCTACCAGGGTCGGGAATAGGCTCAGCCCGAACAGTCACAGGAACAGCACGACCAGTCGGGGTCTGAACCAACCCCTCAATAAACGCAGTCATAACACACACCCTCCAAGAGTTCCATAAACATTCACTGGGTCGGCCCATCCGAAACCGCACCCAAAATATGTAGCCTGCGGTCCACGCTCATCGTGTACACGCGCTGCCCCACCGAGAGGGCACCAGCCAGATTCACCGGGTCAGCAGACAGAGGAGTAGGGTCCCCATCCAACTGCACACGCAAAGGCTTGGTACCAACCACAGTTGCCCACCGGAACAGAGGCATAGCATCAAGCCGGTCACGCAAACCAGCCACCACACTCATCAGGTAATCCAAATTCACAGGTCAGTCACCTCCAACAGCTTCGTCTTCACCAGCGCGGTCGGATCAAGCGTGTACTCAATCTCCTTCACCACGCCCTTAGCCGCATGCCCTTGGCTAGTAAAACCCACCACCTGGTTAGGCTGAATCGGCACAGGCATATGCTGCAACGTAATAGCCGCAGACGGAGTAGACACGTCAATCAAACGACGGCGCGCCTGAGCGGTAATAGACTCCTGGTCGGCTGCCTCCACACCAGTCCTCGTCTCCACAACCCACCGCCCACGCGACGGGTAGGAGTAAGGCGAAGAAGGGTCATCATTCACGGCCACACCAACCAGCCCAGCCTTGTCCGCACTACCCTGAGAGACGAACACGACCTTGTTAGGCACGGCGGCCATGTCCTGCTCACGCTCCCACTCAGGCAGGTGGATAGCGCGTGCCCCCTCACGGAAGTCATACGCGACACCCCTAGCAGCAGGACGCATGTAGGGATCAAGATGAACCTGACCCGCCCCATCAGGATGAGCCGACCAGTAGCCGGCCACACTCAGCAACTCATTCACGATAGTCAGCTTGGACTTACCCGGGTCATAAATCATGTCACTAGTCGCCACGGACGTCGACGGCGTGATGGACAGGCGCTCTAAGCCCGACCCATACAAAATGTCCGCAGCCAAACCCACCAGGTTGGACCCTGCCTTGACCGTGAACGTACTGTCCACGCAGTCAGCGTCAGGCACAGCCAGTGGGGAAGACAAGTCCACGCTCCACGTGGACCCCATCTCACTGTAGGTGCGCATGGGCGCCGACAAGAGGAACACGCCCAACCCCCATGTTTGGCCATTAGCCGTGTAGTCGATGCGCACACGCTGTGTCATCCAATCAATAGGACCACATGCCTCCGTCAGATTCAGGCTCCCGGAAGCACGTAGACGGGTGGAGTTGCTGAGCGTGATGTTGCCGCCAGTCACGCCGTCCAGACGACGAACCACTCGGTCACCCCAATCTAGGAGCGTGACTGTGTAGCCCGCTTGCCGGTGGGAGTCAAGAGCGCTCATGATCCACCTCCTCTACCTCTATTTTAACACTCCACTTGCCAGACAACGCACGATCCGCGCTGACGCTCGCAATCGAGCAGTACACGCTGCGGCCCATCGGATCCCTGTACAGGAAAGGCGCGGGCAGGTAGGACAGCTCCTCCAAGCGCTGAATCAACGGGAAATCCTCATCAAACAACGCAGCCGACAAGCTCAATGTCTTCTCCCGATGCCGCCCACTCATCTCCACCGGCTTCTCACGGCCAGCAAACCGGTGCAGCTTACGCTGAGCCAAACCCATCTTGCACGAATGCACTGGATCCCACCGCAAAGGCACAGTCATACTAAAATCCTGGCCCCCACCAATCCACATCGCCCACGACTCAACATCAATACTCTCTATCGTAGTCGACGACGAAGGCAACTCGGACGTCGCCGTCACACGGTAGGCCACGCTGCCATGACTAGACGACTGGTAATCAAGGATCATGCCAGACACAGGCAGGTCCTCAGTAAGAATAGTCCACGTCCACCCGTCATCACTGCGCTCCACCCGGTTGCGCACAGCCGCAGGCTTACCGGGCTTAGGAGCAGGGTTCACCACGCGCACACGCACACAGCCAGCCTCATCATCCCACTCGGGGTAGACGCGCGGGGCGGGCGGCTGCTCGTACTCCACCTTGAACGTCTGGTTGACAGTCTTCGACTTCACGCCGTGAGCATTCACAGCCGCCACACTCACCCGGTACGACATGCCATTCTTCAGGTAAGTCTTCAACCGCACACTAGCCTGAGAGCCGCGCGCCACCTGAGTCTCAACCAGCCGGTTATCGCCCTGGTACAGCTCCACAATAGCCTTCGTCTGCACAGGACCACCCATCGGCGAGTACGCCCACGACACGTCAATGAACGAGGTCTTCACCACCTCACCAGGGGACTGGATAGAGACGACAGGACGAGACTCCACATAGAACAGTGCGCGCCGGGACACGGGAGACGGGTCAGCGTGCAGGCCCCACGTCTGCACCCAATACTCATACGTGCCCTGAGGCAGAATACCAACATTACACTGCTGCTTCGAAGAAGCCTTATCGAACAGGGGGCCCTGCGTACCATTACCACGGAGCACATACTGCAGCTTGAAGCGGGTCTGTGGACTAGAGTCCGTCGCATTAAACTCCCACCCAAGCGTCACAGGCTCATCAGCGGGAAAATACAAGCCATCCGAGGTAGGCTCCGGGGCGTTCGGGCGCGCCAGAAGCTGCACGATATTCGACGGCTCAGACTTCGGGGACGACATGCTCCCGCCCACGCACACGACACGGTACTGGTGAGTCATATCAAGACGCGGGGAAGAGTGCACCCACGTGCACTTTTCGACATCCAATGTCACCAGGGCAGCGAGCGTACCATTACTGTCATACACCTCCCACCTGGTAGGAGTGTAGGGTGCCTTGTTCTCCCAAGACACCACAATATCGCCCGACGCATTCTTCACCGCGCGCACATTCACCGGGGCCGGAGGCGTCGTGAACACAGGGCGCTCAGCCTCCACATACTCCGACCCGCCAGCCGCATTATCCGACTTCACACGGTAGGAGTATTTATGGCCGGCCGCAACATCCATGTCAGCAAAAGACACAGCATCCTTAACAGGAGCAATGACCGTCCACTGGTCAGACTCGTCAAGGCGGCGCTCAACCACAAAATAGTCAATCGGATTCGACTCACCAGACGCGGGCGCAACCCACTCCACATTAATCTGCTGGTCAGACACGCGACTAGCCGTCACCTTCGTCGGCGGGTTCGGAGCAACCACCGGCCGGGCAGGAAGCGTCAGCGTATTCTCCACAGACGGGTTGCCACCATTCCAGATCGGACCAAGACTCGCCCCGATCGTGACATCCTTGGTCCGCCCATACTCCACAGGCACAGTGAAAGACCACTGGCTGATCTGCTTGTAGACCGTCTGCCCATAGCCAGATGAAAAGCTGAAGCCCTCCGACCCCGACCCATAGTAGCCCCACCAAGACCACGCCGACGAGAAACTATGACCATAACCATCACTGCAAGCAGTGACCGTGGCCGTGACCGTCACCGACCCACTCGAGGGGTCACCAGACCACTCCAAGCCGACACCAATGAACATGTAGCCGCTAGACGCAGACCAGACAGTAGACATCCCACCAACCTCTTTCTTACTAAAACCTAGAAGCCCATACCGAACAAATCACGAGCGCGCCCACGAGAGGCAGGAGACAACGCGTCATTCACCACGCCCCGAGCCTCCACACGCATACGACCAACCAACTGACCATCCTCATCCACAACAACCAGCGTCTGCGGATAATCCTGCGCGCGCGTATGACGCTGCAGGATATCCCACTGGCCATCAGTAAACACCGGCTCAGGCTTACCCGTCTTATTCAACACAGTAGTGAGGCCGGGCTGAATGTAGCCGCCATTATCGAACTTATACGTGCCAGCCGTAGGATTACCCCAAATGCCCGTCTCACGCACAAACGCGCCGGGCTTGGGAGCCTCCACCATCATGCCCTTACCGGACGCAATAGCCACATGCCAAGCAGGATTACCCCAAAACAGCAGATTACCCGGAACATTCGCATTACCCGCGCCAGAACCCGACTGGTAGCCAGCCGCCGTCAAACGCGGAATCTTGGAACCCATCTGGTGAGCAGCCCAATACACGAGGCCAGAACAGTCAAGACCCGGCGGAATAGACGAACCACCCCACACGTAAGGCACACCAATAGCCTTACGCGCAGCATTGACAATGCCAGTGGCACCCATGCTCGACGTCTTGCCCTTCAACCAGTTGGCGAAGCCATCAATCCACACGCCCGGCACCGCACGCATAGAATCAGCGATCATACCCGACCCAGGTAGGCCGCGCATCAAAGCATCCACCGGGGCCTTGATGAACTTCGCTACCGCGCCGGCAGGGTCAGCAATGATCTTGCCCATCGTGTCGGCAGCATCCTTGATCCAATCCCACGCGCCCTGAGCACCATCCCAGATACCACCATTAGCGAAGGCAGCGAACTTCACGCCCGTATCCCCACCAGGAATACGCGTCGAACCCGACCGGGCAGCAGCATTCATGCGAGCCACAGCCTCCGGCCCACCAACCGCACGCACCCACTCAGGACGCATGATCGCCTCACCACCAGACAGGGCAAGCGCGCCACCACCATCCGGAGAGAAGAAATGGAACACATCCCGACCCGGAGTGTAGCCCGGCAGGACACCACCCGACGCGTACTCGGCAATAGGAGCAATGTACGGGAGACGCAAGCTCAAGCCCAGCTTCTCAGCCATTGAGTCCGCCGTCTTCTTAATACCTGACGCGTACACCGTGTTGATAATGAAGTTGATGGGCTTAGCCACCACACCCTTCACAGACTCCCAAATCGACGCCACAGAATCCTTCATCGACTGGAACGCCGACTTGATACCATCCGTCACACTCGTGACCGTGCCCCACAACGAATAGTACATCCAGTTAGCAACCGTGCTAATCGAAGACTTGATACCATCCCAAATAACCGTCATCCACGACCACAAGTTGTTCGCACCAGTCTGAATGCCATCCCACACAGACTGAACCACAGGCAGGACATACGCGGTAAACCAATCCACCACAGTCAGCACAGACGTCTGGATACCCCACCAGACAGTCTGAATACCCTGCCACAGGGACTGGGCAGTCCACAGGATGCCATCCCACGCCCCCTGAATCACAGGCAGGACATACGCAGTGAACCAGTCAGCAACCGTCTGCACACACAACTGAATCCACTGCCAGTACATCTGGATGCCAGTCCACAACAGGTTCGCGCCAGCAACGATCCCATCCCACACGCCAGTGACAACAGGTAGGACATAGGCGGCGATCCAATCAGCCACCACCTGCACAGCCGTCTGAATACCAGCCCACGCCGCCTGCATGTACTCCCACAATACGGCCGCACCAGCTTGGATGCCCTCCCACGCCTGCTGCAGGTAGGGCCACACGTACGTGACCACGAAGTCAGAGACAGCCTGCAAAGCCAGCTTCCACAACTCGATATACGCAATGATCGGAAGCAGAGCCACCCACACGGCAGTCTTAATACCATCCCACACAGCCTGAAACACAGGCACCACATAAGTGTTCAACCAGTCAACACACGCGCCGATAGCATCCTGAATACCCTGCCATGCGGACGCGAGCCCAGACACCACCGTCGAGTTAAACCAGTCGACAGTGCCACCAACCTGGTCCCACGTCGACGTCCACCACGAAGAGAGAGACTCCATAGCGGAAGACCATGCCGACCCAACCCAGTCAACGAAAGAGTAGAACGCGTCCGTGATCGCAGCCCACGCTTGCCGGCCGGTCTCCGTCTGCGTGAAGAAATACGTCAACCCTGCCACCAGAGCAGCCAACGCCACAGCGATCAGGCCGATCGGGCCAACGCTCATGACAGCATTAAACGCCATCTGCGCGCCCTTCGCCACATTCGTGGCCTTAGCGAACTCTAGCAAACCACCTGCGGCCTTCACAGCATTGACGGCAGCCATGGTCGTACTCAGCAACTCGAATACACCCACAGCCGTCCCGACCACCACAATGAGGGGCGCAACAACATCCGTATTCCGGCTCACCCAGTCAAACACGGCCTTCAACGCATCCGCTGTCGCCTGAATAACGGACACGCTACTACCAGCGAACGCACTGGCAATACTCTCGCCAAGAGGAGCAAACGCGCCCCCTAGGCTAGATGCGGCATCCCACAAAGACTTAAACATGTCCCACACAGACAGGCCGGCATCCCTCAGGTTAAACAGGAAATCAACCAGACCAGAATCCTCTTGGAAGCCAAAGATCGGGCCCGTGAAATCACCCTTGGCGAGGATATCCCACACGCCCTGTAGGGAGGGCACAGCCGTGTCGTTAATCCAACCAAACGCCTTCGACGCGCCATCCGACACCACGCCCATGAAATCCGTGAGCGCAGGCTTAACCTTATCAACAATACCCATAGCACCCGTCACCAGGGTGGCCTGCAGGTTACCCCACGCACCCTCAATAGTGGTGGTGGATGTCGCAGCCTCTTCAGCGACGTCCGTGAAGCCCAAATCCAAGATCGCCCGGTTGAACTCCTCAGCCGTAATCTCACCCTTAGACATGGCATCACGGAAATCACCAGTATACGCGCCATTCTTAAGCAAGGCCTCCTGGAGCTTACCTGACGCGCCGGGGATCGCATCCGCAAGCTGGTTCCAGTTCTCCGTGGTCAGCTTCCCCTGACCAGCCGTCTGGGTCAGCACCATACCAACCGACTTGAACGTCTCAGCATTACCACCCGCAACCGCGTTGAGGTTACCCGCAGCCTCGGCAAGACGGTCATAGCCCTGCACGCCGTTAGCAGCCAGCTGGGCGGTGATGTTCTGGATGTCGCTCAGCTCGTAGACGGTGTCGTCTGCGTACTTCTTTGTACTAGCAGTCAGCTTCCCGATCTCGTCAGCCGACACGCCAGCAAAACTGAGCGTCGACTTAAACTTGTCGGTGGCATCGGACGCATTCAAGGCCTCCCTCGCCACGTCAGCGAAACCAGCCGCCGCCGCAATGCCACTAACAGCCCCAAGTGCAAGAGCACCGGCCTTGGCGACACGCTTAAATGCTGCGCCAAGACCGGACTCGACCTTCTTCTCAGCAGGCTTCGTATCGGTGCCAGCCAGCTCCTTACGGATCGCTTCCTGAAGGCCCTTCATGGAAGGAGAAATCTGAATCCACGCAGTACCTAGGGAGAAACCGTTCTCAGCCATCGCTGATACTCCTAACTATGTGCTTCGACCCACCGTTGAGCCCGCTCTTCCCGCTTCGCTTGGGTGGCCTGTGCCTTCTCGAACCAACCGGGCTCAGGCGGGCTAGCAGGCTTGGGCACATCCTTCTTCTTGCCACCCAACGCGGTGATGATAATCCCTTCCAACCGGTTGCCTTGAGCGAACACAGCCGACACTTCATCAGTCCATGCGCCCGCACCGCCAAGCCGCTTACGGAGAAGAGACCCCGAAGGCAGGTTGTTGATCAGAACCCCAACCCGACGCAGGCTCAACCCACCTGTGAACACCTGCGTCAGGTCGAGATTGTACGTCATCTGAAAATCCGCCTCCAACACCTCCCAGTGTTCCCACAGGAGATGCAGGAGGTCAATCAGTTTCCCTGGCCGGAAGTCTGGAAGACCTCAGTCAGGAACTCGACGATGGTAGTCACGCGCAGCTTGCCGTTCTCATCACGCAGTGAATCCAGGGCAGCCTTACGCTCATCCTCATCAGGGATAAGCAGGGCCAGCATCGGGTTGGGACGCCCCTGCTCCATCAGTGCCGTCATCGCATCGTAGTCGTCGAGCAGGTCAGCAGGGTTGAAATCCAGGGCAATGCCCCTGACCTCAACGTGGATGGGCGCCACCTCACCACGATCATTCTTGGACTGAGCTTCACGGCGGGCAAGCTCAGCAGCGGTAGGGGCCTTCTTCGTAGTCATTGTTCTGTTCTCCTATGCCCTGTTCTCCAAGAGGTTTGTTGCCTGCCGTGTGCCGGGAGAACAGAAGCGCGACACACGGCAGGAGTCATAAGGTCAGCCGACCTTCAGGCCATCCTCGTTGCTGAGGAGCTCGTACTTATCCAGCACTTCGAGGTTGTACTCGTAGGCGGACAGCTCACCAACCTTGAAGGTGACGCCAGAGCGCTCTCCAAGTTCGAGGCGCGGGAAAATATAGCGACGCTGCTTGCCGGTAGAGACGTCGAACAGGTCAGCCACACCGCACAGGGTCTCCACCTTACGGGAGGCGGACACCGTCATGCGGGTGATGCTCTCCGTGCCAGTCGTGGTGACCTTCTCGGCCTTGGTAGCGCCAAGGTACTTCTTGAGCAGTTCCAGCTTGGTCTCAAGCAGGGTTGCCTTGAACGAGGTGGAGGAGTCCGACATGTAGGTTCGGACGACCCCGTGGCCCTGGTGGCCACGAATCTTATCCACGCTGTCGGACATGTCCAGGGTCATGCCGTCGTCACTGGTCCAGCCGACGTCCACCATGCCCTCGGGCATGGGCGTGGTCAGACTGGTGATGGTAGACAGGTCGGTGCCAGCCGGGCCGAGATAGAGTGTATCCTTCTCGGAGCCTGCCATGAACGCGTTGTCAGCATTGGTCTTAGCCATTGGTAACTCCCAACTTTGCGGTAATCTGGTACGTCGCAGTGTAGCGGCGCATATCGGTATCAGGGTCGGGCATTTCCGCTGGTGCGGGAGAGCTTACGACCGCTACAGGCCCATCCGCCTCTGGAAGGTGGTGGAGGGCATCTCCCACGTGGCGAGCGAGCTCACCTGCCCACCAGGAAGTGGGCGCGTAGGAGTCAATGGTGATCTGAGCCGTGTAGAGAATACGTTCAGACCGTCCGGGGCCACCCGTCGCCAGTACAAGCACGTAAGGGTGAGGGTTTTCCTCAGTGGAAGGTCGGATGCCGCCCACCGTGGTGCCCTTGAGTTCACCTTCGAAGTCCTGCTTGTTCAGGTAGTCGATCACGAACTTCTGCAGGTCAATACTCATCATCAACCCCTTCCTACGGCGCGTTCCAGCACGTGGTCGCGTGCTTGGCGCCTGCGCGCTACGTACGTCTCAGGAAGCACATAGGCGCGGGCACGGTCGGTGCCGACTCGCACCCCGGAGGTGAACCCATCACCCGCGCGGGCAGCAATCCCCGCTGCTTTGATGGCGAGCATGTCTTGCACCTCCTGACTCTTCAGGAGATCCTTGACACCATTCTTATGAACAACGAACTCAACTTTCACGAGGTGCCTCCTTCCACAGTCTCAAGTATACCCCCAAGGGGTATACGACAGGGGTGCCGACAGGCTGCCACACGTCACCTCGAAGACGCACCCTGTCACCAGGGTGGATATACATGACCTCATCTAAAGGAGAATCCCAGTACACAGTCACAGCTTCCCTGGTTCCGTAGTCCTCACCTGTGCCCTCTCGGTCGGAGGACTGGTTTGTGGCAACCAGGGCGGGAGGTAGGCGGATCTCCTGCACGGCACCACTGCGGTAGGCGACCCCGAGAGGATCACGCTTAGGTTCACTATGGCGCAACAACACGACAGGCTCTTTCCACGCGCCCATTGCGCTCATCACTGTGCACCCCCGAACAGGGTGTCGGCTGAGCCGAAAAATGATGCTGACACCCCATTGACGTCATCGCGATCCTGCTTGGTCAGGAACAAGTCACCCGAGGGGTTAGCCCACGACGTTGACAGGGAGAACGGGCCAGTCGTCTGAGTGAGCTGCGTAGCATCCCCTGCAACGCCCGCAGGGCGCTGACGAATAGCCCGACTCACCACACGGCACGTCACGGCTGTTAGTACTGTCTTCGGTGCATTCTTCCAACCTGGGCAGCGGTAGATGATGAGGTCAGTGGCGTCTTGTAGGAGAATCTTGACGCGCGCGTCTGCGATCCCATGATTGTCCTCGACAGGCAGGCGGGCGCGCAGATCCTCAAGTGTGGCGAAGGGAATGCTACTCATGGTTACGACGCTTCCTACCTTGGCGTGCGGCAGGGACGACAAGTCCGAGTTCCTCATCGCTGGCTGCTAGGGCACGCACTTCAGCTTCCAGGGCCCTGTCCGACACCTCAGCTTGACCAGCCTGAAAACGCACGCGCCCAGCCGGCGTGATCAGGAGCATCTCAGGATACTTCACTGATTGAATGTTCAAACTGTTCTCCTTACAGGAAACCCGTGGTGGGGCCGATACTCTCAAGACCCCACCACGGGCGGTGTGTCACGAAGCCTTCAGCTTCAGCTTGCCGTGGTGCTGCTCAGCACCGTACTTCAGACCAATCTCGCCGTAGATCTGAACCTTGTCAGACGAGCCAGTGCGCCCAAGACTCTCAGCAAAGAAAGTGCCCTTACCCGGAATCTCCAGGAACACAGGCGAACATTCCTCCAGCGACACAACCAGGAGCGTATCAGCAGGCACATCATTGTCAAGCATGATGTTGCACGTACCAAAGTCCGTCTCGATCGCAGTGACATTCACGCCACCAACCGTGCGAGAGGTCTCACGGTAGTTGTTATCCTTGATGAACACCTTGGACAGTGCGCGCTTGACCTTCGCACCAACCAGGATCGTGCGGGTCTCACCCTCACGAATACCACCGTTCTCCCAGACCTTCTGCAGGGTATCAAGCACCAGGTCCTCGGTCAGGTTAGCGGTCGTAGCCGTCACGACGTTCGTCGTAATAGCCTCCACAAGGCCACGCGTCTTACGCGGGGTCGTGTTGGTCGTAGGGTTAGCATAAACACCCTGAATGAACGCCTTGTTGACGTCGCGCGCCACCTGCTTGAGCGTCAGCTCAATCTGATGCTGCAGCTCATCCTCAGGCAGAGTCGTGGTGCCAATGGTCACCATCTTCTCGCCGTCAGTGTTGCGCATACGGGTGGTGGCCTGACGCGTGTAGGACAGCTCCACCACTTCCTGGTGAATCTCCAGGACGTTGGACACACGAGAGCGCGCACGCTCTTCACTACCAGGGGCCGCAGCACCCTCAAGACGCTGACGGGCAATATCAGCGTCACGCAGGTCCTCAGTCTGCCACTCGATGAGGGTAGACCCTGCTGACTCACCACCTGTGAGCCCGCCGATAGCGGACAGGAACGGGGTGTCTTCCTTGGAGATCTGGAAAAGTTCTCCAGTGTAGTTGGGCAGGTTATAGGTCGTGCCCACTCCAGTTGCTCCGGACATTCTTCCTCCTATATTAGATCATGTTGGATGCAGCCGAGAGCTTCGCCAGCTTCAGGCTGGAGAGGGCTGCGGGGTCATTGTTGGCTTCAGCACGCGCGATCATCTCGTCAATGCTGAGGATCTCCCCACCGGGATTCTTTGAACCTACGGTGGGAAGAGTGGGCGTGGCAGGAACCGCGGCACCAGCCGGGGTAGCCTTAGCGAGTCCAGACAGGACATCGGAAAGCGACTCAAGGTCGGCGTCGTCGCGGATGAACGAGCCGAGGGCCTTGGGGATACCTGCCTTCTCCAGTCGGATAGCGCGCTGCTCAGCACGCTCCTTTGCTTCAAGGCGTTCCTTAGTTTCCTGGAGCTGGTTGGTGAGGGCTTCGACGCTGGCCTTGAGAGACTGGATAGTCGTCTGAACGTCGTCTGTCTTGTCCTCGACCGGCGTGCCCACCGTAGCTTCGACGTCAGTCTTACCCGCCTCAAGGGTAGTGTTCTCCGAGTCGGTAGTAGCCTCGGCAGGGGCTTCAGTCGGGGTCACGCTGGCGTCTACGCCAGTCTCCTGCTTACCGGCCGTCTCGTCCGCAGGGCCAGCCTGATTAAGGGCAGAGGCCTGCACGGCCTGCGTTCCCGGGGCGGGGGTGCTGATCTTCTTCGTACTCAACTCTGTTCTCCCTTGTGCTTGTCATTATCCTTATCAAGAGAAGCTGTCAGCTTCTCAAGCTTATGCGAACGGAACTCACTAGCCGGCCGGGCAACACCTTGACCGTCTGAAAACATCTCAGGGTGGCCTTCGCGCATGTATGAGGCAATTATACCCCCCGGGGGTTCCTTCACACCGGCCTTCACTGCGGCGCGCCGTGCCGACAAATACACCTCGTACATCTCATCAGGGT